GGGCTCTGCCCGGTCCGTCGGGTTCAGAGGGTCCCCCGAGACCCCCCAGACGTCACGCAATGTGACGCCGTTCGTGCTGCGCAACGCAGCGTGGAGGAGTGATCGACATGCCCCGTGGTGGAGCACGCGCCGTCTCCGGACCGCCGCCCGACCCGAACTCGCTCAGGCAGATGAAGGCCGCAGAGCGCGGCGGGTGGACGACGTTGCCGGCGGAGGGCCGCACCGGTGAACTGCCCGAGTGGCCGCTGACCGAGGCGACGCCCAGGGAGCTGGCGCTGTGGGACGACCTGTGGTCCAAGCCGCAGGCTGTGATGTGGGAGGACATGGGCCAGGCCCTCGAGGTGGCGCTGTTCGCGCGGACGCTGGCGGAGGCGGAGAAGCCAGACGCTCGGGTCGACGTGAAGAAGATGGTGCGCGGGTACCTCGACAGCCTCGGTCTGTCCGTGTCCGGCATGCTGCGCAACCGGTGGAAGGTCGCCCCCGCGGTGGAAGGGCCGGACACGTCGGTGCCGGTGGAGGCTCGCCCGATGGTGCGGCGGCCTGGCCCGCGTGACCGGCTGAAGGTCGTGCCCCGTGACGAAGGGGCCTGACGCCGGGCCCGAGTTCGTCGTCGACTTCCCCACGCTCTGGATCGTTCCGTACTGGATCGAAGCGCACTGCCCTGTCCCTGACGGCTTTCGTGCCGGCGAGGACTTGGAGCTGTACCCGTGGCAGCTGTGGTGCACCGTCAACCACTACCGGGTTCGCCCAGAAGCCACCGTTGGCCAGTTCGCTCCGGCGTTCCACTACCGCCGCTCGCAGATCGTCGCTCCGCAGAAGACCGGTAAGGGACCGTGGTCCGCCACGATCGTCCTCGCCGAGGCGGCCGGCCCGGTCGTCTTCAACGGGTGGGCGTCCGGCGGCGAGGTGTACCGGTGTTCTGACCACGGCTGTAGCTGCGGATGGTGGTACCAGTACCAGCCGGGCGAGCCGATGGGCACGCCGTGGCCGACACCGCTGATCCAGTTGACGGCCACGTCCGAGGACCAGGTCGACAACGTCTACCGTCCGCTTCAGTCCATGGTGAAGCGCGGTCCGCTGTCCGAGCTGATGCGCGTGGGCGAGGAGTTCACCCGGGTCGGCGACCAGGGCCGCATCGACGTCGTCACGTCGAACGCCCTGTCCCGTCTGGGCAACCCCATCATCTTCGCGATGCAGGACGAGACGGGCCTGTACACCAAGGCCAACAAGCTCGAGCGGGTGGCGGACACCCAGCGCCGCGGTGCGGCCGGCATGGGCGGCCGGTCGATGGAGACGACGAACTCCTGGGACCCCTCCGAGAACTCGGTCGCCCAGACCACCCACCAGGCCAAGGCCCGGGACATCTTCAAGTACCACCCCCAGGCCCCGAAGTCCCTGTCGTACGGCGACAAGCGGCAGCGCCGGAAGATCCACGCCATCGTGTACGCCGGATCGGCGCACGTCGACCTGGACGCCATCGAGGCCGAGGCCGCCGAAATCATGGAGCGGGACCCCGCCCAGGCTGAACGGTTCTTCGGCAACCGGTGCGTGGCCGGCTCGGCGACGTGGCTGGACCCGGCGAAGTGGGCGGCCAAGGCGAGCCCGCGGCGCGTGCGCCCGATGACGCGGATCGTGCTGGGCTTCGACGGCTCCGAGGTCGACGACTGGACCGCGATCCGCGCAGAGACGATGGACGGCTACCAGTTCACCCCGGTCTACGGGCCGAACGATGAGCCGACCATCTGGAACCCGGCGGACTACGGCGGCCAGGTGCCCGCGGCAGAGGTCCACGCGGCCATGTCGCAGCTGATGGCCCGCTACGACGTGGTCCGGCTGTACGCAGACCCCCCCTACTGGGAGACCGAGATCGACCAATGGGTCGACCTGTACGGCGAGGAACGCGTCATCCGCTGGTACACCCGCCGCATCGTCCAGATGCACGCGGCCTGCGAGCGGCTGAAGACGGACGTGGTGCGGGCTGGCAGCGGGACCGTGAAGTTCTCGCACGATGACTGCCCGATCACCGCGGACCACATCGCCAACACGCGTGCGGCCGCGCGCCCGATGGACCGCTACGTCCTGAAGAAGGCCAGCCCCGCGCAGAAGATCGACGCCACCATCCCGAGCGTCCTGGCGCACGAAGCCCTGGGCGACGTCATCGCCGCGGGCCTCGCCGAGCGAGAGCAGTCCTTCTACTACGGCAGCTGAAAGGGGGCCCGATGGCGACGATTGAGCAGGCCCTCAACCTGGTGCAGCTGCTCGAGGCTGAGCTGATGCAGCGCGGCCGGGACATCACCCGCCACAACGCCTACTACCGCGGGGAGCACCCGCTGAAGTTCGCGTCGGATGAGTTCGCCAAGTTCCACGGGGACCGCTACCGCGACTTCTCCGACAACTGGGTGCAGGTCGTGGCCGACTCCCCGGTGGAGCGGCTGACCGTCACCGGCTTCCAGGCGTCCGGTGAGGTGTCGGCGGACAGGGACCTGTGGAACGTGTGGCAGGTCAACGGCCTGGACGCCGACAGTCAGCTGGGGTTCCTCGGCTCGGTGGTCAACGCCCGCTCGTTCGTGCTGGTGTGGGGCGACCCTGCCGACCCGGACATGCCGGTGGTCAGCTTCGAGGACCCGAGCCAGTGCATCATCGCCTACGAACCGGGCTCGCGCCGGCTGCGGCGTGCCGCGCTGAAGCGGTGGCAGGACGGAAGCGTGGACTACGCCACCCTCTACCTGGCGGATGAGGTGTGGAAGTTCTGCCGCCCGCACGTCTTCCAGGACGGCGAGAAGTCCCCGCAGATGGTCGACGTCGATGAGGCGATGAAGCGGTGGATGCCCCGCGACCCGGAGTCCCTGGGCGAGCCGAACCCGCAGCCGAACCCCATGGGCGTGGTGCCGATGGTGGAACTGCCCAACAAGTCGGTGCTGGTGGGCGAGCCGATCAGCGACGTGCGCGGCGTGATCGCCATGCAGGACGCCATCAACCTGCTGTGGGCGCAGCTGTTCACCGCCTCCGACTACGCCAGCTTCCCGCAGCGGGTCATCATGGGCGCCGAACGCCCGGTCGTGCCGAAGCTGAACAGCGACGGGGAGGTCATCGGCACGCAGCCGGTGGACATCGAGAAGTTCGCCGTGGACCGCGTGATGATGTTCAACGGCAAGGACGTCCGGATCGGTGAGTGGCAGGCCGCCAACCTCGGCATGTACACCGGGCTGATCGAGGTCGCAGTCGGCCACCTCGCCGCGCAGACGAGGACCCCCCAGCATTACCTGATCGGGAAGATGGCCAACCTGGGGGAGGGCGCCCTGCTCGCCGCGGAGACCGGCCTGGTCAAGCGGACCGAGGAGAAGCAGATCTGGCAGGGCCAGGGCCTGCGCGAGATGGCCCGCCTGATCGCCCTTGCCCGCGGTGAGGACGCCAAGGCTGCCGCGCTGCGCTCCGGGCGCGTGCTGTGGAAGGACGTGGAGTCCCGCTCCCACGCGCAGATGGCGGACGCCCTGCTGAAGCTGAAGCAACTGGGCTTCCCCTTCGAGTGGCTGGCCCTGCGCTACGGCCTCACCCCGACCGAGGTGGCCGACGTGATGGCGATGCGTATGGCGGAGCTGGAGGCCGACCCGGTCACCGAGCTCACCCGCCAGCTCGGCGGCGGCGCCGACACCGCCGGCAACGTCCCGCCCGTGGACGCCGACCCCGAGGAGGGGCCGGATGAGGGTGAGGAGCAGGCGGCGTGAGCCCGTCCCCCGAGGCGGTCACGCACATGGAAGCGCGCAAGCGCCTGACGGTCGCAACGGGCCTGGCCACACGCGGCGTCTGGGCGCGCCTGGACGAGGACAACCTGTATCAGTCCTGGCTCGGCCTGGCCGGTGACGCCCTCTCCATCATCATGGGCGGGCAGACGGCGGCCGCACAGATGACCGGGCCGTGGCTGAACCGCCTACTCGGACCGCAGAACGACGACCGGCCCGGCGCCGGCGGGGTCATCCCGTCCGCGTTCGCCGGGTTCGACGGCGCAGGCCGCCCCCTCGCCGGGATCCTGATGGCGCCGATCTGGACCGCGCTTCGGATGGTCACCGCCGGACGCCCCATCGTCCAGGCCCTGGTTGCCGGGCGGGCAACGCTGGACGCCATCGCCCAGACCGCCGTGGCGGACGTCGGGCGGGCAGCCGACTCGGTCGCCATGACCGCACGGCCGGCCGTCACCGGCTACATCCGCGTGGTGGAGGGCGGCGCCTGCTCGCGCTGCATCGTCCTCGCCGGGAACGAGTACCAGACGGACAAGGCGTTCCTGCGGCACCCGCGCTGCAAGTGCGGCATGGAGCCCGTCACCCGCCAGCACCGCCCCCGGCCTGCGTCGCCGGATGAGCTGGTGGCGCAGATGTCCGAGGAAGAGAAGCGCAAGACGTTCGGGCAGGCCGGAACCAAGGCCCTCAACGACGGCGCCGACCTGGGCCAGCTGGTCAACGCCCGCCGCGGCATGGCCAGCGCCTCCGCCCTCGGCGGCCGGCCCGTCACGACGACCGAGGGCACGGCGCGCGGCGAGTTCCGCCGCCAGGAGTTCCGCCGCCTCCAGCAGGCCGGAGCCATCCCCCGCTCGCAGTCCATCCGCGGCTTCCGCCCGACCGTGGCGCGGCTGATGCCCGAAGAGATCTACCGCACGGCCGACAACCGCGAGCACGCCGTGCAGCTGCTGCGCCGGAACGGCTACATCGCCTGACCTTCCTTTCCCCGCCCGCGCGCAACGCCTGGGCCCAACCCCCGCAATGGGAGCGCACGATGACCACATCCACCCCTGCCGAGCCCACGACCGAGGACGTCCCGACCGAGGAGACTCCCGAGGTCGACCCGGCTGCCGTCGACGACCCCGAGGCCGTAGAGACCGCCGAGGAGACCG